GCCAAACAAATCTGCGTAAACTCCTCTACTGTGTACCCGGCGGGACACGCTATGTCGCACGCCAGACCCTGCACGTGAAAACTGTTTTTGGCACCGCCCACCCTGGCATTGTGCTCGGGGCAGCGATACCCGCTTGTGATCACAAAAGGCACTCCCAACTCTTGCCTGAGCGCCTCTAGCATCGATACTAGTCTGCTACTGATTTTAAGGGTCCCGCATCCGCACTTGCACTGAAACTCTCTTAGGTTAAAGTGTTCAGTCACCTGGAAATGGTTCGTCAACTTTTTTCACCTCCGCTATAACGCCGGATTTAATCTCTCCAGGTAAGTTCTCGCCGTGGCACGAAATTTCTTTATCGGCGATCACGCTTCCTAGCCCACACGCGCCCGCCCCACACCAGTGACACGCCCAACAATGGCCGTTAATCATAAGTAACTCCCCACAATCGGGGCAGAAGTAGTTAGTCATGTTTACCCTCCAAATCCACTTGCGACCATCCAAGCGACAATGGCAATGATTGTACCGCCCAAAACCCATTTGATGAGGTCGATCCACTCCTTGTTGGGCGATGTCGATGGCTTCTCAGGCGAGCTTTTCTTGGCATTGATTAGTGTTTTGATCTCCGCTAGTTGGTCGAGGATCAGCCGCTGGAACATCCGGTTCTCGGCTTGTCCCTCTTTGAGCTCGCCGATGTCTTTTGCGAGTTCCCTGTCTGTTTTTTGTAGTCCCTTGATGTCTTGCTCTAGTCGCTCAATTTTGTGAACCTGTGTGCATGGCTCCATAATCGCCCTCCTTGGTCAAATAAATTTTAGTAGCGTATAACCGATCACACCACCCGCAACCGTAGCCACAAAGTCAAGTAGCTCTGGTGTGCCCTTTTTGAGCAGCCAGTCCCAGACGATCTCTTTGAGCGCTCCCACCACCGCGGCTGTGACTAACCCGGCAAGTGGGCAAAACAAAAGCCCCACCAAAATCGACAGGGCTAGTCCGGCGTATATGTGTTTTTTCTTGTCCTGTGGCATTAGTCCAGTGTGATCATGAGCTCACCGGCTTTAAATTTGACCACGTCTCCTTCCTTTACTTCTCTACTTTGGGCCAAGTGCCCTGAACCCAAAACATTCGTTCCATCAGTAATAAAAAAGTGGGTTATCGTACCCCAATCCTGTTCGGCCTCGGGAAATTCAACTGCAACTGCAGATGCTTTTACTCCTTTTCCTTCATGTGGTCCTTCTGTGGCTGTCACTGCAGGTAGCCAAAACCCCACATCAAGACCCGCATCATAGATCATATTATCAACCACAACCTGAGCATAGGCTGGATCAGTTGGCTCCGTTGCCCCTGTACCATCGTCATTTACAGGTGTAGTAGATAGCCCAATTTTTAGATTTGCTGGTTTAGTAAACGTACCTACACCAAATACGTGATCTAGAATTTTCTTTTCCAGATAATCACTAAAGCTCAAACTAATCGCCTCCTTCGCTAAACAATACGTATTCCCCGTCCTTTTTTACATATCCCCTTAGTGCTACATACCTTCCATGATTTTTTCCGGTAACCACGGCTGGCCAATACTTGCCGTCTGCTTTGGCGTATATCATTGGCACGCTAAGGTGACCTGCAAAAATTGATTGACCACTCATACTGCCCGACACCGATTCCACTACTACTAGCGGGAGGTTAAATTCAGAAAATCCCGGCATAACCGAGGCATCAGGTGGATAAAACAAGAACGGATACCCCGCATTTATTTCGGGGTCAATTTTCCAAACGTTGTCCCAGTCCCACATTAGATATGTTGATTCTTCGTTGTAGGGATAGGTCATTTCCGTTGTTGTTCGAGGGAGCCCGTCTTCAAACATCCCAGACTCAAAGCCCGCAACATCGGAGTCATAGTAGTTATGCATAGGTTCCAGAGTTATACCCACGCCAATGCGAGGTATAGATTCCGTACCCGTCAGGACTGAACTAGCAGAAAAACTCCCATAGGACACTCCAATCAGCATTCCGAATAGGCCCCCCGCTAAACTAGGCATAAGTTGGTTGCTTGGTGAACCGGCAATCGGAGAGGTTGTTTCAATTTCACACCTCGAGTAACAATTTGAAACAAAAGAGAGGCTTGTTTCCGATAGAAGCATCATACTACCAAGATGAAACATAGCCCCAACACCCACACTGTTATTAATGTAATCGAAAACGGTGTAGTCAGGGTTTCCTATTTCAAAGCTAGGATCTTGATTTGGACCAATTGTTTGTTTGATTCTTCCGGTTATACCAATTTTAGAAAAGTTCGAAACCGTGCAATACGTCGCTAATGCACCCCTTGTACGACCACCGAAGTTAACGTCTTCCAATACAAGATTTTCCACGTGCCCGCCTATTATATAACCAAACATCGAAGGCGCATTGCCTTCATCACCGTTTAACCCCCAAATCGTGTGGCCCCCCCCATCATACCAACCGGTCCACGGCTCGATTTTCCCAAATGTTCTTTCGGCAATTGCAGTATGCTCGACCGTACTCATATCAAAATCACTGGTCTGCACAAAGTGCCCATGCGTTGCTCGTAAAGTTAAAAAATCATGGGGGGATTTGATATAAGTTATTTCTGTTTTTGGGATGTAGGGTTTAGGGGTTATCGTGAATACCTCAAGAAAATCAAGGTATCCTGTAACACTAGGGTAACTAAACGAAAATGGCATGTTATCATTAACATCAGGCAGAGCTAGGGTTACAGAATAACCCCCGCTCATTTCGGCGCCGTAAGGTTCAATGAATTCAGCAAATCCCATATTGATACTTGCAGTAATACCACTGATGCCTGGACTCGAGGTAGAAATTTGAATGCTTTGGGTGGTAAAGTTGAAAGAAACGGTAGTGTCCTGGGTTACAGAAACGGTCCTACTTCTTGTGTATGTTTCGGGAGGAGTGACTACTTGAAACATAAACGGAATGTCCATAGCCATAACAAAATCTCCAAGACCAAGACCGTCGGGAACATCCATGTCGCTTATTGTTGCATCCGCTTTTAACGGTTTCCAACCTAAGTCCGGATCCGAAACCATTAAAACCGTAAGATCCCACCGCGCCGATACAGTAAACGTTAGGATGTTAGTCTCTGGCCAAGGGGCTTTGAATTCTCCATAGTATCTTACTCCATCTACCTCATAACGATATCGAAACGGCGATGTCCGCGGCACTCCCGCAAGTGGTATAACCGCCATATCACCCGTTGCCTCTTCGCCGAATAAAATAAAGTCTGGCAGACCTAGCGCACCTTCCATAAACTCATTAGTTATAGTGCCAGATACATTTTCGGAGTGAAATGATAGCCTTGGTAACTTCCCGTACTCCTCGAAAATTTTCGCTGTTTCTTCAGGGGTTTCCGGTTCCCCCAATTCTGCCATGTTACTAAAAGCACCTGGGATGACATCCCCTTGTTCGTCTCTTGCCTCAAAAAACATCATACCTATCAGTTTTGGAAATATCACCCCCTCACCCCCTAATCATCTTCATCATCGGAGTACTGGAACCACAAATCTCCGTCTTTACCTACTGTATCATCGGGTGCACCCTCTGATACGGTAATCCCGTGCGAACTTAACATATTGTAAAGCCTGTTAATTGCTCCTATAACTCCTCCATCTCCGCTCCCAATCTCCAAATAAATTCCGGAAACATTACCAACAGAATTATTGAGTTGATTTACAACATCGTTTGCATACAAAAATTCAGCACTTGTTTGAGTATAATCTCCAAAAATATCTAGGCCCGCATCGGGTGGGAACGATACTACTGTACCTGCACCATAAGCATTGGCATAAGCCGAGTTTATGTTTGTGACCAATACTCCGCTGCCGACCATATCAGAAATGTAATCTTTAATCACACTGTGTGCCATTTGGATACTTGCAAGTTTAAGTCTGCGAATCTCCGCAATCGGATCCCGCACTCTAAAAGGTGTGTTGTAAGTCGGACCGTTGTAATCAGGCGTAACATAATTGAGCCTTGATATTATGTCCGATAGGTTTTTACGCCCACTTGTTAACGGTGTCATCACAAGCAATCCCGCATCAACATCCCTTACAGTACCACCTAAGATTTGATTAACATAAGCCATCACTGTCTCTGCCCACTGTAGGACATTACGCTCATAGGATACTGTGTTAATTTGTGGTTGTACTATCTTTGGGACTTCAAAGTACTTAAGAGTACCTAAGGTGATGCGTGATAGAGCATCAGGTCTTACCAGCGAGTAACTATATCGCTTAATCGGCAGGGTTAAATTAATCCCCAAATCCAAATCTTTGACCGTAACCTCTAAGCCTGTATCAAAGACAAAATCCCTGCCGGGATATAGCTCGTTTATGTTTCCAATCCTTTTTAACTCCGCGACATCGAGCTCATAGCTTGCATCCGGCTCCGCATAGACATCTAAAAATGAATTTGCAATAGCGTTTAAATCTTCCATGCTATCAAGAGCCCCTAAATCCATTAATCTTGTAACTCCATGTCTATACCCGTTTGAGCCTCCATAGGTTTCTTCAACTTCCCTGTATCCCCCGACAACTTCTCCCGGTTGAGCTTCACCCTCTTTTATTTTTATCTTAGCTCTACAAATCAGCCTCGTCACTACTCCCTCACGGCTATAGTTGCGACTAATATTATTGTTTTGCACACTATATTCCATTACGATGTTGGACGGAGTAGAAAACGTCCTCGGGACAGGTTTTACTACATGATTATCAAAAAGTAATTTTGCAGAATAGTTATCTAAAATGGTTTTTAACCCCTCGGCCAATGTGCCAGGAGAGATAGTAATAGTCCGTTCGATGTCGCCCATCCTAACATCATAAGTAAAATCACTACCTCTTTGATGGGTTAAAAGTTCTCGGATATGATCTTCCATTGTTCCCGTTACTTCATACTCGTCTAAAACGATATGGTCTTCAAGCTCATGGATCACATGTTCTGCACTAACCTTTACATACTTTTCCTCACCTTGTCTAGTAGTTATAGCTTGTCTAATTGAAAACTTTTGTCCTTCAAATTCTAAGTAGTTTTTGCGAGTAAGATGCCCACTAAGAGGGTTGTCATAAGTAACATCCAGCGAAATGTTCCAGCTCCCACTATCCTCTTTGGTTACCGTACCACTTACTAAATTTGACAAAGACCCCAGTGTGGAAAAAGAAGAGTCTAAAACCTTGATCATCCGCTATCACCGCCAGCATCACACTCAAACACCACTAAACCCCTAGCCCATCTAGCCGTTGCATCTCCGACCATCACCACTTCGTCATAGACTTGAGCAGTATACACTTTGCTTGGATTGTCGCTAAACACAAGATTGCCTTTGCCATCCAAGAAGGTGGAAAGAGTGCCAATCCTAGTTTGCAAGTTCTTTGCGCTATCGGCTTCAATCACAACCTCAACCGTTATTAAAAAGTCCTCTTTGCGATTGTTGCCGAAATCATAGGACCCGTCTCTTCCGGGAATCACAACTTTATTGCGCTCGTATGGAGGCCGGGCGGGGCGGATAACATTGGTTATTCTGACACCCGGCACTGCCTCGCGCAAACTTGCGCCTTTGAAGGTTAGATCCGTAGCCATCGCTAGAACCTCCTTGCGTACTCAAATTCTAGTTTCCTAATTGTTGTTTCGGTGCGCCGAGTAATTTCATATTCGTCCAATTCTCTTGGACTATAAAAGTTGTTTGTCACGTTGAATGCCGGTCTTGCGCCCTGCAAAGGTTCCACTTGGGCTCCCCTTGGCAAGCGCAACAACTCTGGGCCTTTTTCTCCCACCAGCGCCAGTCCAGGTTGGGTGATGTTGCCGCCGTCCGCTAGGTGCGGAATCTCGCTCAAATTGAAGCCAAACTTCTTCCCACCAAGTCCTGGCACCCAATCAGGTACATCAAAGGAAAGAGCGTTTAACGCTCGTACCATAGTGTTGATTCCGTCTATGACCCAGTTGATGATTTGCTTAATTCCATCCCACATCCTTTCAAATACACCGATAGTATTATCGCGGATGGCCTCGAAGACCCCCGTAAAGAAGTCCGCAAAGGCTTGAAGTTTTTCACCTACCCAATCGATTGCCGCCCCCAAGACGGCTCCGATCTCATCCCGAAAATGGTAGATTAGAGCAATCGCACCGACAATTGCAGCACCCACTAACACAAACGGGGCCGATGCACCCGCCACCAGACCCGTCAAAGCCACCTTGATAGCGGTTATCACGGGAGTAAGAGCCGCTATTGCAGACATTACTTTGCCAACAATAAGCAGGAGTGGACCAATCGCAGCCACTACCCCACCAATTACCAAAATAGTGTTTTTAGTGGCTGGGTCGAGTTTGTTTAACCATTCTGCAAACTGTCCAACCTTTTCGGTTACCTTGAGCAACGGCGGCAACAGGATTTCTCCAAACGTTATTGCCACGTCGTTGAGTTGGTTACGCATAATCTTTAGTTTTGATTCCGTGGTTCCATACCGTTGCTCGGCCTCTTCGGTCAAGGCCACGTTGTCTCGCCATGCCTGTGTGCCTAACGAGATTGACTCGGCAAAAAGGTCGCCAGCACCCGCTGCACGAAGCAAGGCGTCACGCATACGGACCTCTGTGATTCCGATATCATCAAGAACCTTGATTGCACTCATGCCCTGCGACTCGGCACCTTGGAGACCGCTTATAAATGCGATCAAGGCCTGGGAGGCGTCCTCGCGAAATGCACGAGCAAACTGATCCGTTGTCATTCCGGCCACGCTGGCAAAATTCTCTAGGTTCTCTCCGCCCGTTTCGGTAGCTAACTGCATTTCGATCATGACTTTACTAAACGCTGAACCGCCCGCTTCGGCGGCAATGCCCACAGAGCTGAGAGAACCAGCAAAACCGAGAATCTCCGCTTCGGTCATACCTATCTGGCTACCAGCACCAGCCAGTCTCAGGCCCATCTCCACGATCTCCGCTTCCGTGGTGGCCAAGTTATTGCCAAGGGCTACGATTGTAGAACCCAACTTATCAAACTCCGTTTGGGGCATTTGGGTAATATTAGCAAGCCTAGCGAGATTTGTAGCGGCAGTATCAGCGCTCATGTTTGTGCTCTCGCCCAGGTCAATCATGGTCCTGGTAAACGATAGTATATGTTCGTTGGCGATACCAAGTTGACCTGCTGCCTCGCTAACACCTGCGATTTCGACTGCTGACGCCGGAAGTTCTTTGGCCATCGCTCGAATGCCCTCTGATAAAGCGGAGAACTCTTCCTCGGTCGCGTCTACGGTTTTGCGGACTCCAGCAAAGGCAGACTCGAAGTCAATGGCCGACTTGGCAGACAAAGCGCCCAGAGCCACGACGGGTGCAGTAACCTTGGTATTCCATGACTTGCCAAGTTCTTCCAGTTTTTTGCCTGTGTCAGCAAACGTCTTGGAGGTTTCCTCCATTTTTCGTTTGAACTCATCAACATTGGCGCCAACAACAACGAATAATCGTCCCAGTTCTGCCACTATCTGCGACCTCCTTTTCTGACAGTAGTGCCTCCGTAAATCTCATTTAAAATATGCAAGATGTGCAGCTGTTCTTGGGCGGTTTGAGGTGGTTTTGGTTCTGGTGGCAAGAAATCTGCTGGTTCTACTGGAGGATCCGGCTTGAGTAATACATTAATAAAAGTACAAGCAATAAGGAGAGCGCGATAGTCGGCTCTCCTTTCCTGTTGTTCAAATCGTTTCATTAACGCATTGAACTCGTCTATACCTAGTCCCCAGAACTCTTCCTCGGATAACCTCAAATCATAACGCCCGATGGCCCACCTTTGTAACCATACGGGCGCTAGACGTTTTTTGTCATCAGCTCTTCAAGGGCTGCTTGCACGCGACTCAGATTGCCGATGTGAATCATTGCACCGACATCGTGCGGCGTTAGATCTGGGTCTTCGTGCAATAACGTTGCCCAAATCAAATACTTCATCGTGACAGTGTCTACGCCATCACCTAGATCGGACAGCGACTTGCCACTCACTTTTTCGAACTCTTCGAGAGCGTTCAAATCTAACTTCAGTCTACGCTCTTTGTCGAGCACAACTTTAACAAACGGAGTATTTTTATCTGCCACCTCTAACTACCTCCCGCCAAAATAACGTCTGGTGCATTAGACCACTCTGTACCTGTGTACTTGCCGGATACCGATATTTTGATTTTGTCCTGTAACACACCCGCAGGCGTTAGACCTCCTGCATTTACGATTAAATCGTTAATCTCGCTTGCTCCGTATTCTGTGCTGGCAACCAAAGTAACGGTCAAGGTAGTCCCGCTCCACGCCGCGCCGACTAAACCTGTATCAAATTCGATGGTGATATCGTTATAATCCTCACCATAACCGCCTACAATTGTTACCAAATTACCCGCAACAACAGTAAGACCTCTTGCGACACCTCCGCTCTCCTCGTCGACGCCTAACACATCCACACCGCCAATCATTAGCTTGGGCATACCAGATACCCGAAGTGATGCATTGAACGGGATCTTTCCGTTACCGAGCTCTCCCATATTCAGTTCTTTTACAAGCCCTTCAAACTGCCATTCTGCAACGTCATTCGGCAACGCAATAGACATCGACACACGTTTGCCACTCTTAAATAAACCAATGACTTTTTGCTGACCAGGGTCTTCAGCTACAAAGTTCCCGGAAATAGGAAGAGTACCAGACCGCATCAAGGTCATGATAAATTCTTCATGCCCACCGGGGGAATCATGATTCGTGACATCTTCTTCATCTCTAGTCAGCTGGGGGGTGCCAATGTTTTGCAGTTCCGCTACCTTAACTCCGTCAACTATCAGCTGAGTACCGTGGGCCCACTTAGCCCTCGTAAATTGAGTTGTCATTTTTAATCCTCCTCGTATTGAATAGTCAAATCTATAGCCTTATGGAAAAGGCCTGTGTCGTCTTCGTAATCATCAAACTCAGTTTCAATTGTGACTTGGGCAATAAAAATACCACCTTTGCCCCGGCGGACTCCGATGGTTTCATTTTGCACTTTTTCTACCGCCTCGATTGTTGCACTGGACAACTGTTCTGATTCACTATCCGTTTTAGTAAACCAGTCGATCTGAACTCTGGCTTCGGCCAGTCCGTCTCGACCATCATGAGTGCGTTCCCTTCGGTTACTGATTATGGATATTACTCCGTAGGGTGGAGACGTTTTGGTAGGTGCTCTGGTGTAATGAATACTATCCTGACCAGTTTCGACTGCAAGAAAACGCTTCAATGCAAGTTTTAAATCACTCACTTCGCCCCCTCCTCAATTAGTCTTTTGATGCCTTCAATGACATGGGCAACAGCTTCCCCTTCCTTGGCTTGTAGCGATTGTCGCACAAATGGTTTTGCTGGCATCTCTCCAACCAACGTGCCAAAGAACTTTCCTGTTTTCTTATCATATAGCACTCGTTTGACTTTCACTCGCCTGGTGCTAGTGCCAAACTCTACAAGGTGAGCATGAGGAGCTTTCTTGCGGTCTACTGCTGCAATGCTGGGGGCAGGTTTGTTTCCTTCCCGCTTGAGTTTCACTGTGCGAATCGCTCCTTTGAGGTTCCCAGTTGGTCCATCGGGAGCTCTGGAACGCATTTCTCTGGTGATGATGTCCGCAGCACTATATATCACTGGCTCTACACGATCAGGATCTAGAGATCGTGTTAAAACACCAAACTTCTTGTTCAGTTCATCCAGCCCGTGAAGCTCCACATTCACTCTCATACCTGTATCTCCTTATAGGCGATACGCATTTCCTTACGCCTTTCTTCAATGTCCCGAATCCAAAGCACTTCAAAAACCCGTCCTCTGAGTTCAACCCTTAGCGGCCTTTCACGAGATAGCTCTAAAAGCCCGGGTTGCCAGCGGGTCTTGATAACACCTTCAACCTCAGCATTTTCTTGCTTGGCCCGGTAATAGACCCTCCCATCCTCTGGGAAAACAGCTGCCCAAATCGAGCGCCATTTATACCAGGCCAGGGTCTTTTCGCCGCGGTTGTTCGTGCGCCAAACCCCCTTTAAGATTGTTACTCGATGCCTCATGCTGCCAATGTGCATTTATGTCACCCCAAACATTCGATAACTTTGCAGGAGATAATCAGCGGCAAACGGTGTTTTCATGATGTTGTGACCCATGGGCAGGATCGCCTGGCGGTTCTCATAGTAATGAGCCACCATAAGTTTTTGCCAGAGCAAATACTCGTTTGGCGGTGTTTCATAGCCGGCCCTGTACGTTATGACGAGTTCTTTCACAGGACCAATCAATCTGATATTCAACTGCACTGTAGCTGGCTCACCCCGGGCATTGACATCATAGTCTGCGGCATCTAAGGTAACCTTATCGCCATCAACCGTAGTGTACTTGATGGACTCAATTGATACCAACGGTGGCATAGGCAAGACCAATGTTTCCGCAAACCCCCCAATTGCCCACTCTAGCGTCTGGATCTCAAATGCCCTACCGCAAAGGGTAATTTCCGCATACTCCCGGGTAGCCCCCATAAGTGTCTTAATCAAATCATCCTCTTCATCGTGATCAATACGCAAGTGCAGCTTCATGGCATCCAGCATCTCTTTTGTAATTTCTGGTGGTTCCACCACCCTCAGCATACAATCACCTCCAATAAAAAAGAGCCTCCGTGGAGACCCTTTCCGTTTTTTATGGAAATACTCGGCCGTAAAAGTGACTAACATTTTGCGGACTAACCTTAGTGTAATTCTGCAAATTTTGTTCTTGAAAAACTGTCACTATAGTGTTCTATTGCTTAATTTCCAGCAAAGCTTCAAGTTCCTTAATCTTGAGAGTTAATTTCTTGATGGTCTCTGCTTGGCGCTCAACTAACTCCATTAACTCCCAACACGCCTTAGAACATCTC